ACGTTCTAGATTACCAAAGTTAGGACGGCTCATTCTGTGCTAACCTTAACTGCTCTTGCATTTCTAGCCTATCCTTATAAGGCCCTTTGTATTCATTGCGTCCGAGTGTAATTAGCTTTGGACAATAACTTTTTACCCAGCCATGATCGAACTTGATAATGTAGTATCCTGCACAATAAAAGCTCTGACTCTTAGGTGTTTTGGTATATAGAGGTAGTTTACGCTTTACATCGAAGATGTCATTATGTGGTTCACTCTTACAAGGATACCCGTGCACATCATGTTCACGTTTAGGTTCTTCTGTCACTTCTACCAAGTTACCAAAACTAATTTTGGTCTTTTCAGTTAGTGTCGCTTCATCTGGAAAACGTGCGTTCTTGTTTTCTACTGTAAGTACAAAGTCTTTGTCACGTCGAAGTGTGCCAACCTTTTGGCCATTCTTCTCAACGATCCAAAACTTGTTTGGTACAATAGGTTTAGCCTGTAACATGATATCCTTTTTGTAACCACTCTGCATATTTTGTAGCATCTTCAGCAATCCTATTCAGTTCATATTTGCCGCAGAACTTGAGGAACTTAGCACCAACCATCTTGTTAGTCTTAGTATCCATCTGTCCACGCATACTTGTATCAATGTACTCTTTAAGTTCTGCAGGCTGTGCAGTAAGATCAATCAGTGTGCGATTGCGCTCATAATCATCTAGTACACGATGCTCTTCGCCGTTGTGATCTGTCCAACGCTGTAACATCATGTTATTCCAGTTGTAGCCTTTGCTAGCACGATCTTCAAATGCTTCTAGCAAACCAACCTTGTTCTTAGTGCCTTTCTTGCGTACACCAGGATAAGCACTGAACACATTGTCTGTGCTATCACCACGCATACATTTCTCAAACAGAGCCCATTCAGGATCGGGTGTTTCTTTAGGCTCGCCTGTCTTTTTGTCTTTTACAGGCTTGCCGTAATCATCAAACACACCTTCTAATGAGATCATTTGATTCTGTATGCCGTTGTACTGTTTTACATTGTCGCTAACCAGTTGAACAAAGTCAGTATCACTGCTAACAATAACGTGGTCGTCACCAGGGTGCATATCAATCCAACGTGCAATAATATCGTCAGCTTCTGCAATTTCGCATCTAAGGACGCTGCAATTTGAACTATCTTTGAGGAATGTTGTAAGTTCATCATAGGTCTCCCAGAACAGTTTGTCTTCTTCCTGTTCTTTTTCAGTTAGTGCATCTCGGGCAACCTTACGGTTCTTCTTGTAAGGCTCGTAATAGTCCTTGCGCCAACTCCTACCCTCGAGTGCAAATACCACATGATCTGCACCTGCGATGCGCCATGCTTTGTTAACTGCACTCATAGTTACATGCATAGCAAAACCCAAGCGGGTCCACTGATCCATGCCACGGTGAGCAACGTGTCGTGCTCTAAAAAACGTGTTCGCTGTATCTACCAGCAGATATGTAGTCATCTATTCACTCGTAAAACTGTGTTGATCTTAGCCTTCTTAACTTTAACTATGTTACTAGCATTTTCAACAGTTGTCAACCGTGGCAACAAATAACGTGCCCAAGCGGTGTGTGCGTCTTCACCATAATGGTAACCATTGTTGACTGTAGTAAATCCCTGTGCACTGCACCAATGCCAATATGTGCCTGCTTGTGTATAAGGATCAATATAACAATCGCTCCAAGCTACAGGATCTACACTGTCAAAGTGACTGTAACTGTTAAAGAAAACGTGCTTGATATCACGTTCTAATAGTTCTTTGTGTAATAGATATATTTGTTCGTGCCAGTATTTCTGCTTTTTAATCAGCTCTTCACGAGTTTGTTCATTAACCCATTGCTTGTATTTGTCTGCAAGTTTATCAGGTACACTGTCTGTTCCACTTGCTGTTACTTGATAGTGCCAATCATTGTAAAACCATTCCTCACGTTCCCATGTACTCCAACCTATAACAATTACAGTTTCGGGTCTTTTTTCGCTAATAAACCTTTTAGTGGTTCGTAAGATACGTGCATTGCTACTAGCACTAATAGCATCACAGTTGTAACCTGCGTTTAGAGTACGACTTAGTTTTGCACCGTAACTTAATTCCAAACAACGAGGGTGTGCTAGCTCTCCCATATGAAGGTATTGAGGATCGTCACTAGCGAAGCAGTAATCGCCTACAAGTTCAGCACCAGCAGTGTGACTATCACCGTTTAGATATATTTTCATAGATTGTTTGCGTGTTTGAAAACTCTCCACCAACACCAGTCAGTGATAAGAGTAAGAATTAAAAATCCTAATGGACTTAGGGGAGCACCAAAAATCATAGCTGTTATAATTGTATAAAGCAGCCAACTCATGCCCATTGTATTGAGATAGTTCCTTGCTACTTGACGAGGTACAGCTCGGATCATCTGTACTCAGTCCTGCCATCACCTAAGTCGTTACGAGTAACCATAGCTTGATCTTTTTCGTAGCTTTCCATAACTACGTGTCGGCATACATCCTGGAACCAACGATCTACCATATCGTTTTCATTCTCGTCACGGTAACCTTTTTTCCAAAGTAGTTTAATAAAAGGTTCGTTCCAGTCTAATTCAAAAGCACCATTACCAGGATTTTCCTGATCAACTTCTACACTAAGGACACTAACCCATGGTTCACCCTTTTCTGTAGCGATTTCCTTATCTGATTTCTTGGGTGCCCGTGGCTTAGGTTCCTCAACCCGTTTAGCTTTACCTAAACCCATAGCACGTTTTGCGTCGTCTAGTATTCCCATTCTACGAAACCTCCAGTCTCTATTTCCCAGTCTACAACAGATTCCGGTGTATTTTTACCAAAAATTACACTTGCTGCTCTTATAGTATTTCCGTGACATACAAAAATAATTGGAACATTACTTTGTTCTATATTGTCCAAATAGTCTGCTACCCTTACTGAGGTTTGTTCGAGACTTTCGCCTTCAGGCGGTGCTGTTTTCCAACCTCTCCTTATGGCTAAATATTGTTCTTGACCCACACTTAGTTTATTTTGATTTTTATCGCAACCAGACCAAGTACCATAATCACGTTCCCTAAGCCTTGGATCAATTTTAACATCAACAAACCATGGAGTTAATTGAACGATGATACTTGCTGTTTGTGCAGCTCTTTTTAAATCACTGCAATGGATGCTATCAACTGACTGATAACGATTAGCAAGTTCTTTAGCAGTTTTTGCTGCTTGGTTTATGCCTTTCTCTGTGAGTAGAGGATCATGCCAGCCTGTTGCTAAGTTTTTGGCATTATATTCTGACTCACCATGTCTAACCCAGATGGTTTTCATAAAATGCCAGCCTTACGAAACTTTTCCTCAGGATTAGGTTCCCCAGGCGTTGCCAAAGATGTCAACGTGGAGCCGTGGACTATATCTGTAGCCTTTTTGTAAGGCGAGCTCTGCGACTTGGCGGCCATTTTTGAAGTAACTGTCCGTCGTACCGCCGACTGGCATGAGGTAAACCGGCGCTTCAAGTCCTGCAGATCTATATTCTGCAACAGCTCGATCAACTTCTGCCACGTCAACATCATCGCAAACAACGAACTTAAGATACAAGTGGCTGTTACGAAGACTAGCGTACTCAACAGCAACATTAGGCTTGATAGCATCAACCCAAGTATGTCCACTAACCGATAGTTTAGGGGAACAAGAGAATGTAATGTGTACATGTTGATTATCTGTGAGGTACGATCTGAGATCGTCAGACAAATTCTGTGTAGTATTAGTTTCGAATGTAACATTCTTTAGGTCCTTCATGCGTTCGTGTTTGAATAATTGTATATATGCTCGTTGCCAACCAAGCAAGGGTTCACCGCCTGTAATAACCAAATGGATATCCTGTCCATTGTCCAATGTCCAAGAACCTGTTGGTGTAAGTGCAAGCAGATCGTCTACTAGTTGATCAATATCAACATCATGCTGGAATCGTTTAAATGCGGGATGCCAGGCTGCATAACTATCGCATCCAACTGTTACAAGTGGTAGCTCATCAATGCTATTGTATTTGTCAATCTCATCTACAATTTTATTGATATGGGGCTCTGCTGTTTCGTTACTGTCTCTTGCAATGCCAAACTTAGGACATGTAAAGTTACAACCATACATGCGAAGGAAAACACTGGGCACACCTGTCCAGCGACCTTCTCCTTGAACTGAATAAAACGCTTCAGTGTATCTTACTTTCATTATAACCTCTTAGGTAATATTAACTTGTGATTTATGTGTCTTTAGCTCGGCAATCATCTTGTCCTTTGTAAGACGACGATCAAGTGTAACACCTGCATTTACAGCCCAGTCATCAATCTGCTTCTTGGTCATCTTCTTGAGCTCAGCTTCTGATACTGTTGCTATCTTAACAATGTCTTTAATACTGCCTGAGCCAGTTAACATGTTCCATAAACTTTTAAACATCAAATTCTCCATCTTCTCTGTGACCAACTCGCATAGCCATATTCGAGTCAGTTTCTCTTACCTCAACCTTACAGCACCATACCCTGGTGCCAGGTTCCCAACTAGGTAAAAATATTGTGTTTACATACTCATACAAAAAGTCTGATAGACCCTCGCATCCAGTCTTTTCAACTTCTGTAATCTTTGCTAGGCCTTTCTTGCCTAGTTCTAGTAGCGTGTCGCGGTCTGGATCATCCTGTGCTACTAGCAGAGTGTGATCAAACCAATCTTCTAAGCTGTCCTTTAGTGGACGTAATCCACCAAAGTCTACTACCCAGTTTCGAGCATCAAGGTCATCAGTTTCAAACTCGAAATGAAAACTCAGTGCATATCCGTGGATAAGATTACAATGTGAATCTGCTCGCCACTGTCTGTATGCAACAGGACCTAAATGTCTGTATGTTTTTGTACTAATATATTTTGCCATGTTTATACTCCTTGGTTATGGAGTGTGCGGAATTTTTAGAGAGGGAACGAACACTAAGTCCTCTATGATTAATATTGTAGGGTATTTATAATTCAGAGTCAACCTTTTTGTTCATTCTAGCATTTAGAGCGTCTTCGCTAACTGCTTGAAACGCTAGAATTGTTCTCATCTCCTTACAACGTCGCTGCGGTCCTTTGCCTATATGGGCAATACTGCTATCAAACGTAATGAGCTTTCTGGGTTCATATTCGCTAGCTTCTACAATGCCATCCTTGTAGAGCGCTGTTTCGCCGCCCCAGTTCTGTTCCCATACCTTGTCTGTATAGAGCACACCGGTAATGCTTACATCAGGATGTGGCCAGTCTGTATGGATATCGCCATCAATACCAAATGTATTGCTGCTAGCCATAAACCTAACTAGTTTATAATTACTGGGACATAGCTTTAAAAATCTATCTTTTAGCTGTGATAACAGATTGGTCACTATCTCTTGATCTGGTTTGAACTCAAATGTCCCAATATTCCAAAAGTTTTGGAACCACATGGGATAGTTTGGTTGGATTGTATCGTCGCTTACCTGACCAAAACGCCAGCGTGGAGCATACAACACCAATGCTTGTAACATGCCATGTTCTTCTTCAGTAATCCAGTCTTTGTGTGTTTCAAATAATGGTACGTGCATCACCACCACTCCTCATATGGGAAAACAACCCATGTGTCTTCCTCTGCTTTGTTGATTTCAATACTAGCGTGATCAATCTCAAACTTACTGGATAGATTATTCACAATAGTAGCAAACCGAACATTGTTATGCCAAACTTTATCCCATCGGCGTTCATTTGGATGACAGCCTGCCGGCCAATCTTCTTTGATCCATTGGAATGTAGCACCAGTATCGTTAATATCGTCTAAGATAAGAATTTTCTTATCTTCATATGTGCCGCCCATTTGAAAGATCCCAAATGCATCCTCTGCCATCCAATAGTTAGATTGTTGTTCATCGCCATCACGCAAACGAACGTCCAGTGTGTGCATCTTAATACCAGTTAGATGACTCATCATTACAGCAGGAATTAATCCACCTCGTGTAATACCTACAATGTAATCGGGCCGCCAGTTGTCAGCATACATTGAGTTTACAATATCATGTACGCCTTTTTCAATATCTCGATTAGACAGATATAGTTTGTTCATCTCTTACCTTCTGCTTTCGCCATTCAAAATACTTTTCATTGTGCATCCATTTACCGTTTACAATGAAACCCCACTCACGTAGTTTAGGACCAGGAAAAAATAGTGACCAAGCACATACTCCTGGTTCTAGTTCTACACGATGTAGACTCTTAGGACCGTTAACACGCATATGCCCTGGGCCACGCCAAAAGCGTCCTTTAGGAGTAGTCTCCCAATAACCTCCACGTAAGATTAGCGTGAAGTAGGGCCAAGGATGATCGTGTAGTTCGTCTGGATCACTTTGTAAAAACTTGTGTAAGAAGACGTTAAATGGAAACCATTTACGATCTTTTAGGAACAGGTAATACCTTTCTAGATAGGGCTGTTGCCCAATGCGATCTAGTATAATTCTTTTTCTATTTTTGAAAATATTCATAAACTGTATTCGTAGTTATCAGTTGCAGTATTGTTCTGCAAAGTAACTGCTCCATTGTTTAAGTGAAACCTACGTGCCATATCCGTTTTTGGACTTAGTGTAATAAGACGTTTGACTTTATGATTTGCACGACATTCGTCTAGCAAACGAAACACAATTTCTCTACCAGCACGTGGTGCACGACTCCAAACTGTATATGCTATACAAATAGAACCGTGTTGATCTTCCTGACAAGCAGCCTGACTCATAAGGTCAAGTTCCTTTACAGTAGTTGGTACTTCATTAGTATAGGCAACGCAAATTGCTGCCTGATACTTACCGTCTGTTTCCAACACATAAACCCGACGGCCCGGGCCTAACCTAAAGTTAAGGTCAAGCTCGGGTCTCACGGGGTCGTGGTTGGTATCAAACTGTAATGCTTCTATATTTTCATATGTCAGCGTAGTTAGATTCAATACCTTATCTCCTTAGAACTTCAAGTTCAATTTAACGCCTAGGTTAACTTCGTTGTTACCGTCGACGCCTGCAACATTGCTACGATGCTCTGCATAGCCAGCAAGTGCAACATTGTTTACATTATATTTTACAAACAAACCGGTATCATATTCAATATTTTTCGTACTTGCATCAGCACTTCCTTCATTAAATAATACCTGTCCGTCAAGTGTACGTCCTACTGGAACCTTGTAGTTCATCTTACCGCTTGTAACTGTCATTGGCTGACTAAAGTTAGCGCCAACAGTCCACCCGTTAGTAAACTTGTAACCTGCACCGACACCCCAACTGTTACTTACTAGGGTGCTGTACCCAGTTACTAGACTAAACTCCTTGGATGACTCAACGTCTGTCATGCCCAACTGGAAGTTACCAAACCCAAACCAGTTCTCATCAAACTTGTGATTGAGACGCAAGCCTGCATAGTTTGTGGTGTGTGACTCACCAACTCCCATAAAGCCTTCCTGAACGTTGTTAAGGAACTTACCTGTCTCCTTAATCATACCAAGTGCGGCAGTAATAGTAGTTTCTTCGCTACTATGTACATCATACTCTGTACGCATGCCCCAGTCAGCGTTTGTTTTAGCATCTGGATCAAACTTAAATGATGTCCTAATACCAAACAAGTCACTAGTGGCTTCGCCTGCATTAGCAAGGTTCCAGTAACCGTCATAGTCTGCACCAAAACTTAGTGCTTCTGTTGACGATCCAGGACGAGTATCAATAGCCTGAGTGTTGTTTAGATTGATTGTAAAATCACGCTCAAAGCTATCAAGCACCGTAACATTACTTAGTGCCGCAAAAGCATCGCTACTAATATTACCAATGCCAGCACCACCACTTAATGTTTCAAGATTGGCAATCTCGCCATCAGTACGTCCACTGGTAGGAATACCAGTTGCACCTACAGGCTGTGTAGCCTTGTCCAAGTCCAGCATACCCTGTCCATGTGTGTGTTCAGCATAGCCAGGCAAGTCCTTGTCTGCCGTTACCAGCAACAGTTTAACCAGGTTCTCACCCTTCATGTGAGGCCACATCTGATGTACAATAGCAAGTGCACCAGTAACAACAGGTGCTGCCATACTAGTACCACTCATGTTAACACTAGTACCGTCTTTATATGCACTCTGAATGTTATCGCCTGGTGCAAGAATATAGAAGTCACTTGCCTTGGCAGCATCTTTACAGAGATTGTTTGTAAAGTCCCAGGTAGCACAAACTGTACCAGCCTTGTTACTGTAACTAGCAATCTTATTGTTAGCAAGATCATATGAGCCAACGATTAGCATACGCCCGCCCATAATAAGGTTGCCATTAGAATCTGTAGCATGGGCCATCTGACCAGTACCCGATACATAATCCTTGCCAAAGTTACCAGCACTGTTCACAAGGATCTGTTCGCTACCTAATGCAGTTGCCCACAACTTGGCTTCGTCTACAGCACCATTGTATCCATTCTCACCGTAGTACCAGTGATTACTATACTGGACACCAGTAGTACCTGTTGGAGTAAGACTTGCTCTAAATGCTGAGTCTTCACGTGAGTTAGCACTAACGTTAAACGCAACACTACCCAAATCACGTGCCCAGGCAGCGCCTGTTCGTGCACGTTGGAAACTGTAGCCAGTGCTATCAGTTACTTTAACTACTGCAACGTCTGCATCAAATGCAACACCGTGTGTACCGCTACCGTTCTTACGTCCAGCCGCAATACCCAACACATGACTACCGTGACCAACGTTGTCATCCATAAACGTCGCATCATTTGTT